TTCTGGATACAAATGTACTACAGCTTTCTCAGCTGCTGTATGCCGACCACCGTAGGTGGAGATGATTACACCACCACCGTAATTTTTTCTCCCCTTTGCAAGTTCCTTCCGCAATTGAAAATTTGAACGGGGATTCTCTGACATAACCTCGGGCTGCCAGCCTCTGTTCAAAAGTGGCGAATTTGAATTACTTCCAACTGATTTAGGAGACGAACCCCTATTCGGAGATGCCCCCCCTATCATCTGCTCCTTGCCTTCGCGAAGAGAAGGATGACCTTCAATAAGTGGAGAATTATAAAGAAACGTATTCAAGTTTTTGAGATTAAACTTCTTATTCACCTTGAATACACCGTTAACAACTTTCACGTCAAATTGAAAATTTGCTGCGTTTTTCACAGATATCCACCCGTTCAAAACGCATCTCTGAAGAGCAAACTCAACTTTGGTATTCTCACTACCATAAATAACAATTTCATCCCGTGATAATCTCAGTGTGAGATTAGTTCTTTTTGCGAAAATATAGTTGACTCCCACCGGGCTTCCAATCCATTCTCTATTATAATACTGAATAGTAGGGGGTTTCCCAATGTGCGTGTATCCTACAATTTCTTTAAAGCCAAACCCTCCTTCAGGTGCTTTTTCAGTTAGTATCTTGTGAATATTCACGTTTGTGTGAATTGAAATTACAAAGGACAGCAATTTTGTTTTGGAAAAGCGGATACCCGAGCTCTTCAAAGGAGCCACCTCTGATCTTAACGCATTTTGTACATTTGCATTTGTTACAGTATTATTCTCATTTAAGAATATTCCACTGAAATTTGTTTTATATACAGGTTTTCCTTTCAAACGCGTCATCATCTCGTCAAGTTCAGGGACGAATGGTGCGGAAATTCCTGGTTTGCGCGCACCTAATTCGCGTTCTAAACGTTCCCTGACTTTACTCACATTCACCACCCCCTTGGTCATGATCCCTGAGTTTTCAGGAAAAGCGCGCTTCGAGCGAAAGATGCTTTGTATCTTTCTCGCGGCGGCGGTCCGTTGAGCAGAGCTCATCTATATTATTTACTATATTTTAATTTTCAGTTGAAACAATGTCAAGTCCAAAGATGAACGGCTGCAATGCATAGGTAACTCCGTTGTAGATGCGCGACTCGGTTCGAACCTCGAGTTCGCGCGAGCTGAACGGTCCTGCGTAAATATCCTGGTTGAACCTGGGCTTCTCCCCAAGCGCATTTTGGTTGCAGTGCTGCTGGTAGTGTGTGATGAAAACCTTTTGAGGTACAAAGAAATCCGATCCGAACCGAAGCTTTTCGGATGCCAGAAAGTGCTGAAGTGAGTTTGTGACCGATGCCACCTGACTCTGGATAGTCTTGAAGTACTTGGGGAGTACGTTCCAGATATCCTTGTCGCTGTATTTGTTTGCATAATCAAGGTATGCGCGCAGGCACTTGCACAAAATTGTGGGAATTTCAACATCAAGTTTCTTTTCGAGATTCGGGTCCGAATCATTGTCTGCAATTTGACGACCAAAATTGATTGTGACCAAACGACGTAGGATAGACCCCGAGTTGTCCTTCCAGTTTGGAACCTCATTTCCACCCAGGATACCAGGCGTCTTCCACTGAAACGTCAGAGCCGTGTCAAACTTGCGCGCGATGCTCACATCCTCACCGGACACGAGCGACTGAAACTCCGCCTGTTCGAGCTGAAGATCACCCTTGACCTCTGGCGAGATGAACATGAAGCCGTTATAGATGCTCGAAAGCCCAAACTTCTTTTCGATGTTGTTCGAAAGGACGGACACATCCTCCGTCTCGTAAAACTTGCGACACACCTTGGTGATGAGCGTGGACTTGCCCGACCGCGCGATACCCTTGAGGAACGGAATCACCTGCCAGCCGTCAATCTCATTCACGTCGAAACACAGACGCCCCATGAACACATAGATCCACTTGGCAACATCCGACTCGAGTTTCTGATAATCAAGTACGCGCTGCATGTTAGGTGTTGGAATGTCCCACCAATCTTCAAGCTCGTCGTAAGGACTAAAAGGCGCGTCAAAGTACTTGCAGCTCACAATGGTCGGGTCAAGCTCACGGAAATCATGAGAATTGTAATCATAAAACTTAATTTTGTACTGTTTCTCGGTTTCATTCCAATCCTTACCGATGAGTAGCCCATTCTGAAACGACCACACGTGACGATCCTTCTTAATCTCTGGAAACTGGAAATCCTTGCAGTTTGTCAAGTGCTTGACCACATCAGAAACCAGGTTTCCACGACTTGTCAAGTTCTTCCACATGTCAGGCTCATCCTCCTTTTGCGTGACGTCATAAATGTAATCCTTGATCTCTTTGACGATTCTCCACGCTCGTGTATTGCGAATCTGGATACAGCACTGACCCTTGTAGCGGCGGTATCCCTCGTCGTACGCTCTATGAAGGAGATATAGAAGAATCTTTTGATACGGGGACATGTCATCATCATCCTTCAGACTCGTGTCAGTATTGTCAATTGCAAGGGTAGGATTGTTTATTCTGTTGTGTCTGCGCTCCCATATGCGGTACTGGTCGAACATCTCCTTGCGGTCCACGATGAGTCGCCGAACTCGAAATTCAAGAGTAAATTCGTCTCCATTCAGGTCTTTGCTCGGCGTCTTGTTTGCTCCAAGAGACTCTATGCGAGTCAGAAGGGTTCTACAACTGTTAACAAACCGATCCTTTCTAATTTTGATGTGTTCATGTTCATAATTTTCAGGATATTTGTCCTGATCCCTCTGCTGATTCTCAGGGAAGAGAACAAATGCCCACATCTTTTCAGAAGCGAGTGTATTCCCACGAATGTCAAACCCCGCATCCTTTTCTGCTTTTGAGATGCAAGTTTCAAGCTCCTCGACTGTCCATGTATTGATTTCATTTGTTTGATTTGCGATTCTAATTTCTTCTTCGTGTTCGGGTGTTACATCTTTTTGAATTGTGTGGACCTTTCGAGTGCTTGCCATTGATAAAATGACGCGAGACTTTTTTAAGGCTCAATAGGCTCTTATTAAACTTGAACCGAAATTGTCGAGAGACTGGTTTTTAGGCGGGAGCGGGAATTCCAACTGGCGTCACGGGAACCATCTTGCTCAATGAAGCCGCAATCTTGACCAAAATCTTGTTCTGCATCTCGAGCTGGAGAGCAATCTTCTCGGTCGCATCCTTGGTTCCCGACAGAATGGTCGCAATTGTATCGCCTTCCTCAGTGGCGAGCAGACTCGCGAGCGCCTCGAACATATCGGGTCCATCCTCGAACTCCTCCTCGTCGAACTCATCCTCCTCCTCCTCCTCTGGGGGTGGTGGCATTGGGGTCTTTGGGGGCAGTGAGCGACGCTGAGACATTTGTACTAATGATGTAGAAAATAGGTCTCAATTAAAATCGCGAGTAATACTAAAATGCCTGGTGGAGCACTGCTTCAACTCGTCGCTTACGGTGCTCAGGATGTGTATCTGACTGGCAAGCCAACAGTCACTTTTTTTCAGTCGGTGTACAAGCGCCATACCAACTTTGCAATTGAGGCAATTCCCCAGACTCTTTCTGGGCAGCCCAACCCCGGCGGTCTCGTCTCCGTGACGCTTGCTCGCACGGGCGACCTGATTGGTGACATGTGGGTCGTTCTCCAGCCTACCCCCACATCTTCAGGTCAGCTGACATCCAACAATTCCGTCGCTGACATGTGCTGGGTTGCCGAGCGTGCTTTCAACTCTATCGAACTCTTTATCGGTGGTCAGTCGATTGACAAGCACTACCAGCTATGGTTCCGCCTGTACGCAGAGTGCTTCCTGGATGATTCAAAGAAGTGCAATTACGGAAAGCTCACTTCCCTGCCCGTCCCCAACAACGTGAACCAGACTTCGACCGGTTATGTCTACCTGCCTTTGATGTTCTTCTTCAACCGCAACCCCGGTCTGTACCTGCCACTGATTGCACTGCAGTACCACGAGGTGCGCATCGATTTCACAATTAGCGCCAACTATGCCAATTACTTCGGCACTAACCCACCAACTGTATGGGCAAACTACATGTACCTGGAGAAGGAGGAGCGTGACAAGTTTGCCACCAAGAACCAGGAGTACCTCATCGAGCAGGTCCAGTACGTGAACGGCGACCCAGTCGGAAGTTCCAGCGAGAACACGCCAAGCGTCATCCGCATGCAGTACAACCACCCAGTAAAGGAGCTCATTTGGGTTTACCAGAACTCGGCACCCAACTCAAACCCCAACGCCATGTGGAACTTTTCGTCTAACGTGGCAAACGTGAATGTGACCATTAATACTAACAATTTGGCTCAGTCTGGTGCTCTTACACAGCCCCACAATACCGGGTCTCCAATGCTGTATATCCCATCCGTTCTTTCGGCTCCACTTTATTCGACCGCAGCTGGTTCCGTTGCCCAGAACGGAACTATTTTTGCTCAGTCCAACGTGCTCACAGGCAACGTTCTCTGGGTCGAGGCAGGTCTGCCACAGTACGGCACTGCCAACGTAACGTACGGGCAGGAGGTGGGTCCTCTGCACAAGTTCAAGTTGATTCTGAACGGCACCGATCGTGCTGCCGAGCAGTTTGGCAAATGGTACAATCAGTACCAGTCTTACCAGTACCACACCGGTCACCCCTATCCAGGTATCTACGTATACTCATTTGCCCTCAAGCCTGAGGAGCTTCAGCCAAGTGGCGCTTGCAATTTCAGCCGCATAGACATGGCGCAAGTGGCGGTCAGCCTCAAGACGGGAATGCCCAACGGTCTGGTTCAGCAAATGTTTGCCGTCAATTACAACATCCTGAGAATTGCATCTGGAATGGGTGGTCTCGCTTTTGCAAATTAAATTGGTCTAAATTTTTTTCTTGTAATATAGTACAAAATGGCCGGTGGACTTATGCAGCTCGTTGCTTACGGTGCTCAGGATGTGTATCTGACTGGTCAGCCCGTGGTGACCTTTTTCCAGGCTGTGTACAAGCGCCACACCAACTTTGCTATGGAGAACATCCAGCAGACGGTGAACGGTACCCCCTCCAACTCCGGTCGTGTGTCCGTGACCATTGCCCGCAACGGCGATCTGGTCGGCAACATGTACGTTCGCCTGCAGCCCACGCAGCTGAACACCTCTAACCTGACCTCCACCAACACCAACATTGACATGTGCTGGGTGGCTGAGCGTGCCATCGCAGCCGTTGAGTTGACCATCGGTGGTCAGCGCATCGACAAGCACTACCAGACCTGGTTCCGCCTGTACGCCGAGACCTTCCTGGGCGAGAGCGACAAGATCAACTATGGCAAGATGGCATCCAGCCCCGTCCCTACCGCTGATGCCACCAACGTGAACAGCGTGTACCTGCCCCTGCTGTTCTTCTTCAACCGCAACCCCGGTCTGTACCTGCCTCTGATTGCCCTGCAGTACCACGAGGTCCGCCTCGACTTCGACCTGACCTCCTACTTCACCAACTACTTCGGCGCCTCCGCCCAGGTGTTCGAGGTGTGGGCCAACTACGTGTACCTGGACACTGAGGAGCGTCGCCGCTTCGCCCAGAAGGGTCACGAGTACCTGATCGAGCAGGTGCAGCACACCGGTGGTGACTCCATCACCGCCAGCGGCAACCCCGGCGCCCAGACCGTCCGCCTGTCCTTCAACCACCCAGTGAAGGAGCTGATCTGGTGCTACACCAACACCACCGCCACTGCCTTCAACAGCATGTGGAACTTCTCCACCTCTTGCGCCAACGTGAACGTGACCTGCGCATCCAGCCCTCTGTACACCCCAGGTGTGCTGCCCCACGCAGCTGCTTGCCCACGCCTGTTCTCCAACATCCTGGCAAACGGCACGACCGCTCTGACCGCAGCTGCCTACACCTCCAACCTGTACTGGATCGAGGAGGGTTCTTCCAACGTGGCTGCCGGCGCTATTGCCACCGGCATCTCCGCTGTGGAGGTTGGTCCCCTGTACAACTTCAAGCTGGTGCTCAACGGTCAGGACCGCTTCAAGGAGCAGACCGGTAAGTACTTCAACCAGTATCAGCCATTCGTGTACCACACCGGCGTCCCCTACCCCGGCATCTACGCCTACTCCTTCGCTCTGCAGCCAGAGGAGCACCAGCCCACCGGCACCTGCAACTTCTCTCGTATTGATAACGCCCAGGTGGCTATCAACATGAAGAGCGGCTACACCACCCCTCTGCAGAAGATGTTCGCCATCAACTACAACATCCTGCGCATCCAGTCTGGTATGGGTGGCCTCGCCTTCTCCAATTAAACGGACCAAGTACGTAGTAGCAATTTTATATTAAAATTAAAAATAGCCCGACAGGGCGGACTTCGGTCCCAAGAACTATCAAGGTTCCTGGAATCGAAATTAATAGTAACTAATAATATATGGCAAGTGAGTTCTCACCAGGACGTCCTTTTCGTTTTAACATAAAGTGCATCATCTTCACGGCAGTTTTAGCTGGAGGGTACTGGTACCTTCCCCCTAAAAATCTATGGGTCCTCGCTTTTCTGCTCTGGTTCCCATATATCGCACTTGCATGGTACGATTGGACCTACAACTGTCAAGATAAACTGCAGCCAACTATAATCCCATTCGGGCGATACATTTGGCTGCCTTTCAAACCCCGGGGTTACAAACAGGAATTTAACGAGCTTCCTCCGGAGAAAATTGAAGCTATGAATAAACTCGATCACATCGTGGGGTGGTCGATATTGGCTGTATTTGTGGTTGCTTATTTAAAGTTTAAATTACGTGACTCTTGAAATTACTTTCCAAGTCCCGTTAAGTGCCGAAAATTCCTCCTCGATGACATATGAACAAAAGTCTGAAGAGCAAAAGACATCTATGTAGACTCTGTTTTGGTCAGGATACGTGTGAGCGCTAAAATGACTCTTGTTAAGTAAGAGAACTCCGCTGGCACCGTGAGGCTCAAATTGGTGAAAAGCTCGGGACACAACTGTGAACCCACACCTTTCAGCGATTCGAATCATAATTTGTTCGAGATGTTCTGCTTTAGAAATCCAGACACCATCGATATGTCCTATGAGTGACATTTTCTATTCAACTGATTTTGTTTTTAATACTTTGAGGAAAAACTCCGATATCCTGAAATAAGCAAAAATACAACAGAGATTAGGTAAATGAGACCAAAGTAGTTCTGATACTGAGTCTTCATGTTGGTCCGAGCCTGTGCGAAATTGGTAGCTGACAGGGCGATTAACAGCATAAGAAGGAGAACCATGAAAGTTGTGTCAATTGCAGACATTTATAATGTACAGATATAAAAATGGAGAATCTGTCTGGTCCTGAGCTCGTCAAGGCGGTGTCTGTATCTATGCCCGGTTCAAACGTATCGAGTATACTTGACAGAACAAATGAAATACTTAATGAACGTGTGTTCAAGACCATTAAGCATGACGAGTATGATACAGTTCTTCACCTGATTGAATATCTTTTAACACACGACTTGTCTGATGAAAATATGATGAAGATTTTGTGTATGGTAATCGACGACGCATCCTTTCCTGAAGAGCTGCGAACAGACGTTTTAAAATTCATACACTCTGAGCTTTTTAATTCTGTTTTAAAATTCTTGAAGAAAGCCAAGGTGTCCTGGTTCAAGAGGGTACTATGCTGTTCCAGTAAAACACAATGAAGATTCCCATCAAGACGAGGATCATCGAGTTCACGATGGCTACCGAGTTTTTACGAGTCGAAGTCTCCAACATGGGCTGGACACCCATAACAATAAGAAGCATACCAATCAGTACGAGGATGGAATCTCCCAACATTTACTAATTAAGGATATTTTTTTTATTAAAGACATGTCATCGTTTGCATACCTTGATCCAGCCACATCTTTTTTAGAACTTGCTCTTGGAAATTTTACACCAATTCCACAGGATTCCCCCCTTCATATTCAGGCTGAAGAGTGTGAACTTGACGACTCCTGGAAAGAGTTTGAACAGAATCTTGGTAATTTTAAACGAAAATTGGCAAAAGTCAAGAGAGACCTGGGAATCAAAACAGCTGAACTCGAGAAAATTCACAAAAGTTCGCAAATTGCAAAAGTTTTCATAGACAATATTCCGTCTGACGACTTAAAGGCGAAAATCCTTGAAGTAGTAGACAATTACGAGTCCGAAGAGGGAATCTATGCCCTGACTAAACAATGTGGGGAACTCAAGGGGCAGTTTGAAGCGATGAAGAAGGTGTTGGAGAATACAGAAGCAGAGCGGTACGCAAAATTTACGTGTTTTATATGTATGGAACGAAATATTGACTTATTTTTTGACCCCTGTGGACACACTATATGCGAGCCATGTTGGAGAAAAATCCGGGACAGAGACAATTGTCCCGGATGTCGCGGACATCTTCTGGGTGTGAAGAAAATCTATAATATGTAATGGTTCCATAGTATAATGGTCAGTACATGAGACTCTGAGAGCGGGTGCATCTCGAAATGGGAGTTCGATCCTCCCTGGAACCTTCCCTGGAGCCGAGCACCTCCCTAAACTGCTCACCTGACCTTAGCTCAATTGGTAGAGCGAAGGACTGTAGTCGGTTGTCAATTATCCTTAGGTCGCTGGTTCGATTCCGGCAGGTCAGATTCGAAAGGGGGCTGCAAATATGACTGGCATCATACGAGCATCCCGAAAGGCTCGCCACCTTCCTTTCACTCTGCCCCGATAGCTCAGTCGGTAGAGCGTCAGACTGTTAGAAAAGCGAAGCTCATCTGAATGTCACAGGTTCGATCCCTGTTCGGGGCGTTTTTTTCAAATGCATCACATTTGAAAAAATCGCGTCTAATTATATAATGTTCAAAGGTGTGAAAGTCTTTTTCACAATCAAGAAGAAGAAAAGCCCAAAAAAGAAGAGCCCCAGTCCATCGACTAAACGAGCTATCAATATAGAAAAAAAGTTTAAAAAACTTTTAAACCAGGGATATGCTATAAACAAGGCGCGTTCCTGGTCGCGACTATAAAGAGATGAAACGTAGTAAAATAAATGGCGGTCCGACTCGTAGACTCGATGGGGAATGATGCCGCCATCGTCCAGGCTGCACGCGTGTCGTACGGTCCCGGAACCAAGTCCGTGAGTGATGACCGCGCGCTCATCCGCTATCTCATGCGCCACAAGCACACGACGCCGTTTGAGATGGTTGAATTCAAGTTTCATATTCGTGCTCCAATCTTCGTAGCGCGTCAGTGGCTTCGTCATCGCACAGCCTCTGTCAACGAGATGTCAGCTCGGTACTCTGTCGTACCGGAAGAGTACTTTTTGCCCGAAGAGCTCCGTCAGCAGTCTACGAATCGCGGGCAAGGAGGAGAGGAGCCGTACGAGGG